TGACATAGTTCCTATTGTGTCCCTGACAAATGAACAAAAAAGCAAGTGAGGACATGTTTAACGAGCTGCATAATCTCGTTACGACAGAGTTCCTTGCACGTATTAAATCTGGTGAAGCCAGTACACAAGACCTCAAGGCAGCGTGTGACTGGTTAGCCAAGAATGACATCAGCGGTGTTGCATATGATGGCAATCCGCTAGACAAACTGGCAACTGTTATGCCAAAGATTGATCCTGAAATGGTACAGAAGAGGTTGTATGGTTCGAAGCACTTCTGATTACTATAAACAAAACCCAGATGCCAGAAGGCGGCGAAATCAACAGCAAGGTGCGTACAATAAGACCAAAAAAGGTCTACAAATCCGTACAGCTGCAAACAAACTAAATCGTAAACTTGGTACTTATGGAAATGGTGACGGCAAAGATGCTTCGCACACTGGACCTAACTCTGGTAAAACAGAGTCTAAAGGTGCAAACCGTCGTCGTCCAAGAACCGGTACCAAATACGCATGACCCCGCTTCTGCCAAGTCCTGAACATTACCTGCAAAATCTAATAACCATGACCAGCCCTGAAGCGAAACGAATGTGGCGACGAGCCATTAAGGAACACTTCAACTGTAAATGCGTCTATTGTGGAAACTCCTATGAATTACATGAGCTTACTCTTGATCACGTTGTACCTCGTTTTTATGGAGGACAAACTACTACAAGAAATTTGGTTCCATCCTGCAGGAAATGTAATCAAAACAAAGGTACGAGTAACTGGCTCGATTGGATGAGGCAGACATTTGGCATTACGCCAAGAGAAGATTTAATTTTATCTCACATTAAATAATGGCACTAAATGATAAAGACAAGCTCAAAAGAATTCAAGAGCTTGCAAAACAGCGGACCCTAGCTCGCAGCAAAAACAAAAAGTTAGCTGATAAAGCTAAAAAGCGGTTGGCAGAAATGGAAGCTAACAAAAGCAAACCATCTACCAGCAAATCTCCTAGCTTTGGTCAGAAAGCAGCTTCAACAATGACTGGTGGACAGTCGTTTAAAACTGTATCTGAAAAGACTCAAGAGGCTCAAGCAGCTGTAAAGCCCAAGCCCAAGCCCAAGCCGCAGCCCGCTGCGTCTAAGCCTAAGCCTAAGCCGCAACCTGCAGCGTCTAAGCCCAAACCCAAACCTAAGCCGAACCCTAACGAAAACCCTGATCGGGTAAATAAAACCCTTTCAAACGGTTCTCCTAATCCACGTCACCCAATGTACGATGGTGCCGCCGGTTTCAAGCGGTATAACCGAGATCGTGCTGAATGGGAAAGGAAACAGAAAAAATCTGCGCGGCGTGTTAACCGCCGTGGACGGGTTATTAGCAAGTAGTATATGCCGCTCCGCAAGGGGCGGCTTTTCACATGCCGCAAAAAGACGAACGTTCTTATTTTGTTTACCCTAAAACCAAAGAGGAACGGCGCGAAGCGTTTACTCTTTTTGAATTTGCACGGGAACAAAAGATACAACAACCGCAGTACCTTGACGAAAACGGTACTATTTGGCGGTGGGATAACAAAGGTAAGGGCCGGTTTGGCCTGATCCAAACAAATAAAAAACTGGCTAGAAATGCTAGAGACCGTGCTCGCCGGTTAGAACTCAGTTTAACAGAACAAGACTTTGAAGAAGCATTTCCTGGTAAAGGCAGAGACCTGTACTTAGCTGAAAAGCAACGGATTGAAGAAATCTACGCTAATGCTAACGACACAGAAGATGTCGATCACATTTGGTCGTTAAACAGCGGCGGTCTAAACGTTTCGCAAAACATGCGTCCGTTACCGTCGGTACAAAACAGAGCTGAAGGTGATCGTGGTGTTCCTGATCAAACAGTTCGGGATGCCTTGATGTTAGCAGAAACCAAAGCCGACCAAGTGCGTCTGCAAGGGCCTCGTTTGCCTGAAAGGGCTAATTTGGTACTTGATAACGCAATGGGGGCTGTAAAACTGCTGTCTAAACCACTAGAACGGGCTCAACAGGCATATGACTTGTTTACAGCTAGTGATGAATTAGCAGAAACACCTGCAATTAAAGAAGGTTTTGCTAAAGTACAAGACCCCTTTAAAGCTGCTGAAGAAGCTAGGCAACGTGGTGGTAAAATCAATATTGGTGGAGTAACGCTCCCTGAACTTGGTTTTACTGAATTTTTTGTCCCACCTAAACAAGAATTATGAGTAACGTACTAGAAGCCCTACAGGGCGACTTTAAAGTATTTCTACAAGCCCTGTGGTCGCAGCTAGATCTACCCGAACCGACCAGAGCACAATATGCTATTGCAGATTACCTACAATACGGTCCTAAACGTCTACAGATCCAGGCTTTCCGAGGAGTTGGTAAGTCTTGGATTACTGGTGCTTTTGTGCTCTGGACTTTATTTAACAACCCCGAAAAGAAGATTATGATTATCTCTGCGTCTAAAGAACGTGCAGATAACATGTCTATCTTTTTGCAAAAACTTATCATTGAAACGCCATGGCTTACTCATCTAAGACCCAAGTCGGACGATGCTCGATGGAGTCGCATCAGTTTCGACGTAAACTGTTCTCCGAGCCAAGCACCAAGCGTAAAATCGGTGGGTATCACTGGTCAGCTCACCGGAAGTCGCGCAGATTTAATGATTCTAGACGACGTTGAAGTTCCTGGTAACTCAATGACTGAAATGATGCGTGAGAAATTGCTTCAACTTTGTACAGAGGCTGAATCAATTCTTACGCCAAAAGAGGATAGCCGAATCATGTATCTCGGTACACCTCAGACAACCTTTACTATCTATCGTAAACTTGCAGAACGTAACTACCGCCCCTTTGTATGGCCTGCTCGTGTTCCTCGCAAACTGGCTAACTACGAAGGACTCATAGCACCCCAGCTTCAGGAAGACATCGACATGGGTGCCGATCCGTGGAGCGTAACCGACCCGGATAGATTTGACCATGAAGACCTTATCGAACGTGAAGCATCTATGGGACGCAGCAACTTTATGCTGCAGTTCATGCTTGACACCAGCCTCAGCGACGCTGAAAAGTTCCCGCTCAAGATGGCTGATCTTGTCGTTACCAGTGTTAACCCTCAGTCCGCTCCTGACAGCATCATCTGGTGCAGCGATCCTAGAAATGTCATCAAAGAACTCCCCACTGTTGGGCTACCTGGAGACTATTTCTACTCTCCAATGCAGCTCCAAGGTGAGTGGGGTCCTTACGCCGAAACAATCTGCTCAGTTGACCCGTCGGGTCGTGGTACAGATGAAACGGCAGCAGCTTATATCTCCCAGCGAAACGGTTATTTGTACCTGCACGAAATGCGAGCTTATCGAGACGGATACTCAGACAATACGCTTCTGGACATTCTAAGAGGATGTAAGAAGTTTGGTGTTACTAAATTAGTTGTTGAAACTAACTTTGGTGACGGTATTGTGGCAGAACTGTTTAAGAAACACTTGCAACAAACTAAGCAAGGTATTGATGTAGAAGAAGTACGCGCAAATGTCCGAAAAGAAGACCGCATTATTGATACCCTTGAGCCTGTCCTTAATCAACATCGCCTTATTGTTGATCGTTCTGTCATCGACTGGGACTACAACTCAAATAAAGACGACGCTCCAGAAAAACGTCTCCTCTATATGCTCTTCTATCAGATGAGCCGGATGTGCCGTGAAAAAGGTGCAGTTCGTCATGACGACAGATTGGACGCTTTGGCACAAGGCGTTAAGTACTTTACAGATGCAATGGGTATCTCCGCTATGGAGGTTATCAAAGAACGCAAACGTGAAGAGTGGGCAGATATGTTACAAGCATTTATTGACGACCCACAATCTGAGACCAATCACATGGTTTTAGGTATGTCTTTAGACCAAAAACGTAAAGCTAGAGGCAACTCCAAAAACGGGATCCCTACTTGGATCTAAGAGGTAGCACATGTATACAGGAAGAAGGGTGGACTTCCTGTGTTGGAGGAGACCACAAATCTCCTCCTTCTTTTCTTACAGTAAACCGAACAAGGTTTATTTTTCCACCAATCTCCACCACTAAATACGGCTTGTTTCCGTTTTACTACTGTATGTCCACCGACCACCACACCGTAGAACTCATCCACTTTACACCTAAAGGTGATGAGCTTATAGCTTATATGGCACGTGTTAGTAACCCAACTAACCAGAACAACACTGAGACCAGTGCTAAACTTATAAGCTATCTTATTAAACACCAACATTGGTCACCGTTTGAGATGGTGAACATGTGTGTAGAGATCAATACTACCCGTAGCATCGCAGCTCAAATACTGCGTCACCGCAGCTTCTCTTTCCAAGAGTTTAGCCAGCGTTACGCCGACGCTACACAGCTTGGTACCGGCGTTATGCCGGAGCTACGCCTACAAGACACCAAGAACCGTCAGAATAGCATTGAGGTAGAAGAGGAAGACCTGTTTCTTAAAGACCGTATACGCTACCTGTACAAGCACTCTCAGCAAGTCTATGAAGCACTGCTTGAAGCCGGTGTGGCTAAGGAGTGTGCAAGAGACGTGTTGCCGTTGTCTACACCTACACGCATGTACATGAACGGTACTCTGCGGTCCTGGATTCATTACTGCCAGCTTCGCTGCGCTAACGGTACACAAAAAGAACATAAAGTAATAGCAGAACAAGCTAAACAGCTTATAGCAATGTGTTATCCTGTTGTGTATGCAGCAGTGTGGAGCAATGTGTAACCTCTTTCTTAATATGTGCATTGTGGGGCTAGTTCAAACTGGCCCTAACGTGTACGAAATGCAAACACTTACAGATTCCGGTGTTATACGGTCTTTTACAGTCTATGAAGGCGATTATTGGCATCACTCTGGTCACTTTCTGTCTAATCGAAGCAGCTCACCTAAATTACCACCGTCATAACTGTCCGCATCCACTGCAATATGTAGATGACTGACCCGGTTTGGTCCGTGATACTCGGATTGTGTCTGCTTTTAGCTGGCGTGGTCTGGGTTATCTGGCGGATACTCGTAGATTTTTGACTAAAATTTGTGAAGCCTATTAACGACACTGCAGGGCCGCAGCAACCCCCAAGGGGGGTCCGGTGTTCGAACGGTGACATGCCGCCCCCAACCGGCTTTAGGCCGGTTACAGCCGGTGCTAGGCCGCGCACAACCGCGTATCGCTGGTCTAACACCGCGACGGGCGCGTGTATCAAGCGCGATCTGTCGGCGGTCTTAACCTACGGTTATCAGTCAGACCCCAACAGATAAGAACAGATGATAACCATTGCAACGACTGGGATCTGACATGGTGATAAGCAGAGCTAATGGGTTGAGGCGCTCCAAACCGACCCTGAGGCTGTAGGATGGTGGGACAGCAGCTGGCTGGACGGTTACGCATACTCGACTCTCCCTGTTAAGGGGGAGGAGAGTCTCGTAAGCTCCACCGCCAGCTCTGCCGGTCCTCAGAACCTTGACAACCGCATAAGCAGCTCGCTACCGGAATCAACCGGACGATGGCGACCAACGGCGTGGGTTCCTGCCGTGATGAGCTGGTAGACACTGACACAGCGGCGAGGCACAGCCGCTCTACAAGTATGCTCATGCCACCGGCTAGTATGCATCGGCGTACACCAGGGTTCGAGTCCCTGGCTAGTCATTGCTGCACCATCTCAAGGTCGCAGCTTGTTCACTTACATTCATTCACATGTTCATCAACGTTGCTCCTCGTACCTCTGGCGCTATCGCCCAGCTCATCGTCAGCCCTGTGCTTGGCGTTGTGCTTGTCGAGTTCGCCAATGGCTACGCTTATGAGTACACCAACGTTAGCCGCCGTGCTATCTGCAACCTGCTCATGAATCGCAACATGAGCCTGGGTTTCTGGGTTAACCAGAACTGCATCAACCCTGAGCGTACTCAGTCCCTTGCACTGAACTACGATCTCATCCCTGCCTGATGTAGGTTACACTGAGGGCTCCGGCCCTCTCTGTAGCCCTCAAGCTACGCTTGTTCACTTGCTTACATACACACATGACCGTGTACTCTCACGACATGGGCGACTACCTGTGCAGCCGCTTCGATGATCCCGCTGAGATCAAGGACGTAGCCAACTATGGCTGCTCCGGTGGTGTCAGTGGTTTCATTTATAACGCCGAGATCGTTGAGTTCTTCGATCATTACGAAGAGCAGATCGAGGATGTTATGTATGAGATCGGCATCACATACCAAGATCTTGTACCTGATGCTAACAACATCATGGAACTCAAGGTCAAAGCAGTCTGGTTTGTAGTCGAAGACTACTGTCAACATGCACTCAACGTGCTTGAGGATGAGCTAGTCGCTGCCTGATAGTTACACTGAGGGGATACGTCCCCTCTCTGTAGCTTTCATAGCTACGTGTTCTTTACACACAACACATGAACGTCTACGTTGTCACCCACAGTTACATGTACTCGGATCACAATGATGTATCCGTGTTCATGAACATGGACGCACTGATGCACAAGATGGAGATCATTCATCTCATCGGCATGGATGAGGGTGAAGAGATCAACATCGAGTGCATGGAAGTCACCGACGAAGAGACTGCACTTGAGCGTCTCAACAATGTCCGCAAGTACAAAGGTAAAACCAACAATGATGACTGATATGGAATACCAAGTTCTTTACACCAACGGTCGTGATGTCTCCGCCTGTGAATACGTGACTGCTCGCTCAGTCATGGAGGCATGGTCCAAGGGTACAGCCCGTGCTCAAGGACGTGAGCGTGTGCTCAACGTTTACCCTCTCAACCTCAACACTTACAAGGAGTTCTGATGAATTACA